GTTGGAATTTTACTTGTAGTGATTTTTAGGGTAAGGGGGGTATAAAATATAGCAATATGGAAAAAGGTGTTATGGATGTCGTTCATAAAGGGAAAGCGGTTGATTTAATAGTTGATGATAAAAAGCTTTACGAAGTTTTAAAAAAATTACCATCACCTGAAGCTTCAATGAAATTAACAAGATCTCAAAAAAAATGGTGGATCTGGTTTGGAGTTGAATTAGTTTCTACAAAGGAAATTTCAAAACTAGATTTAATTCATTTACAAAAAGCTTCATTTTGGATGGATGCCAGGTGTCAAGCTTATAAAGAAATAAGTGACAAAGGTTATTCCGGCGGTTTAGTTCAAAAGTTTCAATCTGGGGCTACAAATGTTTCGGGCCATGTTTCAATAGTAGAAAAAGCTGATAAGCATTTAGATGAAGTTTCTGCACATTTTGGATTATCAATTTTAGACCGCGGAAAATTAAAAGTATCTAACGAACAGCCAGACAATCAATTAAACCTTTTCGAACAATTACAAAAAGCTTTAAATTCTTAATGAAAATACCCGCCGAAATATTACAATCAATACCTTTTCAATACGCTACAAGCGTAAAGGCTGGTGACATACAATGTGGGTTAAGAATTAAACAAGCTATAGATCGGTTTTTTAGTCTTATTAAAAAAGCAGATGATAAAGGGTATTGGTTAGATCACAAAAAAGGCTTTGCTGTTATTCGTTTTTTTGAAAATATATTAAAACACACCAAAGGAAAATCAGCAGGCAAAGCATTTATATTATCACCCTACCAACAATTTACATTGTATAATATTTATGCCTGGCAAACAAAAAATCAAGAAGGCGACTCCATTCGTTTAATTAGAAATGTTTACGAAAAGGTAGCAAAGAAAAACGGAAAAACCGCAGTCGAAGCTGGTGATGGTTTATACGCAATGTGCTACGATGGAGAGGAAGGCGCGCAAGTTTACATAGGAGCCACAAAAGAAGAACAAGCTAAAATTTGCTTTAATCAGGCAGCAGATTTTGTAAAAAAAAGCGAAATACTTCGTAAAATTGGTTTTGTCGTTTATCAAAAAGAAATTAAAAATAAAGAAACTAATAGTTTTATGAAGCCTTTAGGTGGTGATAGCACAACTCAAGATGGAATAGATAGTCATCGGACCATAATCGATGAATATCATGCTTTTAAAGATGATTCAGTTAAAGAAAATTTAGAATCATCTTCAGCGGCACGTAAACAACCATTGACAAAAACAATTACAACCGCTGGAACTAATTTACATGGCGTTTGTAAAAATTTCGAAGATATGTGTATTAATATTTTAGAAGGTGTTGCAGAAGATGACACGTTTTTAATAATGATCCATGACCTAGATAAAGATGATGATTGGGAAAATGAAACTAATTGGTTAAAGGCAAATCCAAATTTAGGGGTAACAGTTTCCTTAGATTTTTTAAGAAAAGAATATCAAAAAGCAATTAACCAACCATCAAAAATACCAAACTTTAAAACTAAGCATTTGAATATGTGGGTAGATGGTGTTTCAGAATGGATCCCATCAGAATATTGGAATAGATGCATGGTTCCAATTAAAGAAGAAAACTTTGCGAAATTTGGTAATTGCGGTGCTTTAGATTTATCTACAACCGAAGATATAACCGCTTATGCTATGATAAGTGATCCGGATGAAGAAGGCTTTCGAGATTTAAAAGTTTGGTGCTTTTGTCCTCAAGAACAAATAGAATTAAGAAGCAAACGCGATCGTGTTCCTTATCAATATTGGGCAAAGTTAAAAAGAGAAAATGCAGTAGATGACAATGACACTTACTTAATTGCTACACCTGGTAACATGGTAGATTATTCAGAAGTTGAGAAAGTAGTAATAAACCAATATTACAAAAACTCAACCAGGCACGTAGAGTATGATCGCAAATTTTCGGCGTCATTAGTTCAAAATTTAATGAAAGAAGATATAGAAATGTCTCCATTTACTCAAACATTAATGAACTATACAAGTCCAACTAAGGAATTTGCAAAGCTTATAAAATCCGAAAAATTAAGAGTTGGTAAAAATCCCATTTTAAAATGGATGCTTTCAGGTTGTGTATCATTTTCAGATAATAACGAAAACATTAGAATTGATAAATCAAGATCAACAACTAGAATAGATGGTATCATAGCAAGTATTATGGCTTTGGCGGGCACCCAGTCAATAAAAGAAAGTAATAAATCTTACTACAATGATTTAGAAATTGAGGATTAATTATAAGGCTATGTGTAGTGCCGACATAAAAAACTACACCTAATTAAGTAAAAATAATATTATGCACAAAACAAGAGAATCTTTAGACAAACAGCAAAAGGCATTATTTATAGCTAATGTTAGCAATAGTACGGTATTAGAAAAACCTACTATGGAAAAATACGGATGGAACAGCAGTACTTCATTTGAAGAAGAAAGTGGATGGATGTACGAAGGTGGTGAAGATGCTTATTATGAGGCACTAAAGATTTGGGAAGCACAATAGTAGTATTAATGCTAAGGGTTTGGCTATATGATTAGTGCGGAATTTAAACACAAAATTTAATTGTGGCTAACCGTTAAGTGTATGGCAAGTAGCCGATTTAAGCACGGAATTAACTAGATAAACAGTAATTAACAATTCAGCAAATAGTTTTAAAAAGACCCGTAACAGGGCTATTTGCTATACATAGTGTTATAGGGCGTTTTTATTATGGTACTTGGATTTAAACCTAAATTTGTAGATAAAATCATTAGCGAAAAGAAACTACATACTATTAGAGAGGATAAGAATAGACGATGGAAAGTAGGTAATGAAATCCATTTTGCGACTGGAATCAGAACTAAAAAATACAACCAATTTTATAAAAGCCGTTGTAAAAAAATAGACGAAATTGAAATAATTTGGAACCATCCATTTAGGGCAGACTTTAATTCAAGTAGTTGCGTAATAATTGATGGTAAAGGATATTTTTCTGTAATTGTAAACGGAAGAAGATTAGGCTATTCAGAAATATCACATTTAGCAAAAAATGATGGCTTTAATGGTGTAGAAGATTTTGCAGATTGGTTTAATGCAGATTTTATTGGACGTTTAATTCATTGGTTCTAATGCCCTATAACGGTTTGTATATGCACCGTTTGAGGTACAAAAATGGGGTATATACGTTGTTGTGCGTATGTACCGGATTATTAAAAAACTAAACTTAAATAGAATGAAAATATTAATAGCCTGTGAGGAAAGCCAAGCAGTAACGAAAGAATTTAGAAAGTTAGGACACGAGGCTTTTTCTTGTGATATATTGCCTTGTAGCGGTGGACATCCTGAATGGCACTTGCAAAAAGATGTAACCGAACTATTAAAAGAAAATTGGGATTTGATTATTAGCTTTCCAACGTGTACCTACTTAACTGTAACAGGCAATAGATGGTTTAATATTGAAAGATATGGTGAAAAAGCCGTAAAGCGACACGCAGACCGTAAAGAAGCGATTAAATTCTTTATGATGTTTGCAAATGCTAACTGCGACCATATTGTAATTGAAAACCCTGTTGGCGTAATGAGTAGCGAATGGCGGAAACCTGACCAAATAATAAACCCTTATCAATTTGGCGACCCATTTGAAAAGAAAACCTGCCTTTGGATTAAAGGACTTCCGACATTGAATCCTACGAATGAGGTTGAACCACCAAAGCGAAAAGAATTTAAGAGTGGTAAAACTATGCCTGCTTGGTATGCTGATGCGTGGAAACTACCAAAGTATGAAAGAGCAAAACTAAGAAGTAAAACATTTCCGGGAATTTCACAGGCTATGGCAAACCAATGGCATAACTTCCTTATGAAAACGGATGCTTAGGTATTACGCACAACGCTAAAGTATATGAAACGTTGGCGGGTAGTTTTGACCTACCGATTTAAGTAAGCGATGACGATTGCCGAAATAATATTAGTATAACCGAAAGTGAGGTGATTAGCGTATC